AATGGGGATCCTGGATTAAAAGAATTAGAATCATATATTGGTGCAACCTCTTGGAATCTATTAGATGAATGGGGTTATGATATGAGTCAATATACAATGTTCTTTACAGAATTTTGGGTACAAGAGTTTTCTAAAAACGGTGGTGGTCACCACAGTACTCACGTACATTGGGATAATCATATCTCTGGTTTTTACTTTCTAAAAGCTTCTGATAAAACATCATTTCCTGTAATGCACGATCCTAGAGCAGGTGCAATGATGACAAAACTGCCACAGAAAGATAGAAGTAAAATTAGTACAATGTCAGATTCAATACACTATCGACCTAAACCAGGAACATTAATATTTTTCCCTGCTTATGTACCACACGAATTTGCTGTAGATGACGGAGTGGAACCATTTAGATTTATTCATTTTAATCTACAAGCAGTACGAAATATTATTGTAAACGCAGCCAAGGGAATAAAATAATGAAAGCTCGATTTAAGAAAAATCATTTTTTAGTGATAAGAGAAGCGATTGATCCAAAGGTAGCAAACTTTGTTTATAATTACTTCTTAATGAAACGACAAGTGGCAAGAACATTTTTTGACACTCGTTATATCTCGCCATTTACAACAGAATGGGGAGTATGGAATGATGAACAAGTACCAAATACATATTCACATTATGCTGATACAGCGATGGAAACATTGTTATTAGCGTGTCAACCTAAAATGGAAAAGGCGACTGGTCTTACATTAAACCCGACTTACGCTTATGCTCGTATCTATAAAAAAGGTGATGTATTACATAGACATAAAGATAGATTTAGTTGTGAGATTTCAACGACAATGAATCTAGGTGGCGATGATTGGCCAATTTATTTGGAGGCAAAGAAAAATGTTGGAACACCAGATGATGGTTTCCCAGCACAATCTACAAATAAAGGGACGAAGGTCGTATTGAAACCTGGTGATATGTTAGTCTATAAAGGTATGATATTAGAACATTGGCGAGAAACATTTTTAGGTGAAGATTGCGCTCAAGTCTTTTTACATTACAACAATGTAGATTCACCAAATGCTGATGAAAATATGTTTGACGGAAGACCACATTTAGGATTACCACCATACTTCAAAGGAATGAAGTTAAACAAATAGTTTATTCATAAATAGTATTATGAGTAAATTAGAAGACAAGGTAAATGAAATATTAGGTATTGATAAACCAGAACCTAAAAAAGAAATAGTTAAACAAGAATTTAAACCAGCAGTTCCTCGTAAAGATGATGATAGTAAAGCTGATGTAGATAACGACTACAAATATAGCAGAGAAAATTACTACAATCTAATTGAAAGAGGCCAAGAGGCAATAGAAGGTATACTTGATATTGCGAGAGAAGGTCAACACCCAAGAGCATATGAGGTCGCTGGTCAATTAATAGGACAAGTTGGTCAAACTGTAGACAAACTACAAGACTTACAAAAGAAACTTAAAGACTTAAAAGAATTACCTAAAACAGCAAATAATAATATTAAGAATGCTCTCTTTGTAGGCTCTACAGCTGAATTACAGAAGATGTTGAAGAAAGATGAAAATACTAAAGTCAAAGACATCACACCCGAAAAAACAGATACTAAAGATAAGTGATTTAACTTATAACACTTATTACGAAAAATACAATCCAAAGTTAACTGACGGTGTAGAAGATATAAAAGATATGATGAACAATCCTATTCAAGTTTTCAAGCACACTTTAAGTAAATCACCACGTTTTGGTGCTGGCGGTAAACACTATAAAGAAAAACTATATAGTGTAGAGAAAGGTAATCAAAGAGTTACACAAGCGAAAAGACTTGGGTATACTCATATAGAGGCAATCGTAAATGAGCACTAACGAAGCATATCTTGGAAATCCCAATCTTAAAAAAGTAAACACACCTGTTGAGTTTACAAAAGAACAGATTGAAGAATACCAAAAGTGTAGTAACGATCCATTATACTTTATGGAAAACTATGTTCGTATTGTATCACTTGATGAAGGTCTAGTACCATTTAAGATGTATGACTTTCAAAAAAAGATTGTACAAACCATACACGATAATAGATTTACAATTTGTAAACTACCAAGACAATCAGGTAAATCAACTACAACAATTTCTTATCTTTTACATTACGCTTTATTTAACCCAAATTCAAACATCGCTATTCTGGCGAACAAAAGTTCTACTGCGAGAGATATATTAG